AGGACTAGAAAAACATGAGAACTCGAACACGCACAGTTGTGCATATATCGCATCCCGGCTACGTAACTAGTACGCTGAAGTATAACCACTACAAATGTAATGGGACGCCGACGCTTAACGTTACTGCTGGATCCTACCCGGCTAAGTCTCCGTTCGCACTCGATCAAACGACCGAGAGGATGGACGACATAGACGGTACCCCAATAAAGCCGCTTGTTACTAATCCGGTGTACCACCGCGCGATCACCGAGAGGATCTACTTGATCCCTTCGATGGTTGTGCAGAATGCAGCGGACAGCAGCTCGGCCTACGGCGTCGGTCGGTACGACTTTTGGTCGACACCGAACCCCGACGCACATAGGGTAAGCTATGGCTTAGGAGCGATAACGACGCTTAATCAATGGCCACTGGATCCAAAGGATCCTAACTATTGGTTGGCGCCGCCACGATTGGAGCACGCGACCCCACTCAAATCAGTAAACATTCTAGTTGAAGATGCGGCTCAAAGAGCCGAACAGCTTCAATCGGATGTGTTACTGAATATTGTCGAGTCGTCGGATTTGCCTAATGCAGTCAGGGCGTTTATGAAAGTGGTTCCGGAATTCCGGAAGCATATTCTGACACGCGAGGCTGTTAAGGCAACTCTTAAGAGCTCCCCTAGCCTGTTCTTAGCCTGGACATTCGGCCTTAAGCCGTTTGTGTCAGACATGGAGAAGCTGTACAACAGCCTACCCAAGTTGGAACAGTTACTGAGGGAGTTCAAGCAGGGCAAGACCTTACGCTACTCCAGTCATTCTGACGGGAGCTTCGTTTTCGGATTCGGTAAGGACACTTATACCCAAAGTGGGCAAGGTGTCTCTTGGCCTGTTCGATACGATAAGTGGTTCCTGACTCAAAGTCGGAAACCATCTTTGCGGGTCACGCTCCGTGTTAAGCCTACGCAAGCGTTCCTAGACTCCTTTTTAGGGAATCTAGTTGCGTTTACGCGTAAGTATGCGACATCGCCAGCCAAATTGGCCTGGGAACTTGTTCCTTACTCGTTCCTGGTCGATTGGGTTATCGATATTCGCAGTATACTGAGAGGCGTCGATCGGATCTGTGGGACAAACCCATATGAGATAACCGGCGCGTCTTGGTCATATACGTATAGGTGCCTCGTTTCGATGACTAGCACTTGGCAGAACGCCTGTGCTAATACCGTCTTGACGGGGCCCCATACGCTTGCAGAGTGTGAGTATAGACACTACGAGAGGCATCCCCTAGATCCTAATCGTTTTACGATTGGAGTTAAGGATCAACGGCTCGGAAAAAGCCAGCTCGCCATTTTGGCGGCTCTGGCCCTTCAGAAACTTCATGTTCACTGAAGGCGAGACGTAAACCAGGTGCTGGTTTTGCACCACGTTAGAACCATAGTTCCACCATGAATGCTGACCTGACCTTCAACACGATTGTCTACAAAAAGTCATACGACGAAGTCGATGGCTCGCTGCGGCAATCTATCGCTCGGGGTGTTAATACTCCGGACAAGCTCGTACTGAAGTCTCAAGATTATGTCGATTCCACGAACAAAGTTCCTGGACGTCGACATACCTTCAGCGTTGACCGGGTTGACATCGATGCTAACCTCGCGCCTATCCAGACGCGTGTATATGGCACTGTTGTCATTCCTTCTACTAGCTCACAGGCTGCGCTTGACAATGTCATCGCAACCTTTAAAGCTGTAGTGGCCGATGCTGGCTTCCTGACGAGTGTGACCAATAACGAGAAGTAATTCTCTAATTGGGTTCGGCCCCCGAGCATAAGAGCTTGGAGGCCGGGACTACATAGATCCTAATCTATGATACAACAGCACAGACTAGATGGAATACCATGAATACAAGTAAAATGTTACAAGTATATAGTAGCCTGCTAGCGGATGTGAGTGAGTCTTCTGGTTTCTCTGAAATACGAGGACTTGAAGTTAACTTGCAATGGTGCCTAAAAGACGCACCGCAGCTAGAAAAGCTAATGTTGTCAGCGTTCGAAGGCCTCACTAAAAACGAGGTCGTCTTCGCTGCAACACCTCGCGCATTACTAAACCTTATGTGCTCATGCCTCAACGGCAAAGCAAGTTCGGTTCGGTATATGCGCCAGCTTCTGCTGTTCTGCTATAAAGCCGAGGTTACACATGATTCGAAAACAACTGCGGAAGCTTTTGCTTCCTTTCTTAAAACGAATAATGAAATGCTTGCATGGGAGCCGAACGGCTCCCGTGCGTGGCAAATCATTAAACGTGCTAAGCGACACGTCCAATCAGTACTCCATATCTGTGAATTTGACGAGATTATCCCGTCAAACGGACCAGGTGCCACCACGACCCCAAAAGGGCCTTGGACACACTGGTTTTCTAAGATAGAGAGTGTCTACCCGCAGTATCCCTGGTTTGCGCTCCTTTCGGAGTGCATGGCCGGTGGTACAGCTGATAGGCTCACTGAACACATCAAAGCACGGGTAACGGCAGTCCCGAAGGACTCCCGCGGACCGAGGCTTATCAGTGTACACCCTGCTTGCTCCATATGGATCCAGCAAGGCGTAAGGCGTTGTCTTGAGCAAGCAATTGTTCAACACCGTAATAATAAGCAAGGTAGGCATTGGCCACAGGGCCATGTCCGTTTTGCAGACCAAACGGTGAACGGTCGGATCGCCTTGCTATCGTCAAAGAGCCGGCGTTACGCCACTCTCGACTTAAGCGAGGCCTCAGATCGAGTGTCGTTGCAACTTGTGAGAATCCTCTTTGGGAGGTATTACAAGTACTTCGACTGTTGTCGAGCCGACCAGTACGACGTCAACGGTTCAACCTATGACGTCGGTTGCTATGCTCCCATGGGAAACGCAACTGTGTTCCCCGTGGAAAGTTTAGTATTCTGGTCGATATGTGTAGCATCCCTAGAAGCATGCGGGGCGAAAGCACCAAATGCAGTCTATGTGTTCGGAGACGATCTAGCCCTACCAACAAAGTATGCTCCCCAGGTCATAAAAGACCTAGAGTCATGCGGGTTTAAGGTAAATCGCGGCAAATCCTTCATCTCAGGCTTCTTTCGTGAGAGCTGTGGTGTCGACGCCTTCAACGGCTTCGATGTCACGCCCCTACGGTGGAAGACGGTTATGAATCCCCGAACTGCCTGTGAGTTGATGTCGGTCAGTGACCTCGCTATGCGTTTACGCTTAGCCGGTTACAGACTTACATCTGCTTGTCTATATCACCAACTACGAGAGACTCTGTGGTCCCGATATCGCAAGGTTCTTGGGAAAACCAACAACCCCGATCACGGTTCCATCGCAGAGTTCACAGAATGTGATTCATCAGTATGGGCTGAGGCTCATTGGAGCAAGCGCTATCACTGGTGGTACACTCGTAATGTTGGAATCGAGGAGGTTGTCCCGAAGGACAGCCCTCATGGTTGGTACCATGTTCTCGAGAGTCTGACAAAGCTAGAGCGACGCAAGTCGCCCGAGCTCGGTCGGGTAGGTAAGCTTACTCATCGGCCGGAGCACGCCTTACGACGTGTTCGA